CCGGACAGTCAGTTCGTTAGTCATACAGTGTCTCCTTATCGTTGGCGATGGTCATTTTGACCAGCTCTTCGTGGATGTGGTCACACAGCTGGAGCAGGTTGCCCGCGGCGTGGTTGAAGTCCTCGCCGGTACCGACGAGCCGCCGGAACGAGGGCAGGGCCATGCCCCAGATGCCATTAATGTTCAGGTAACAGCTGTCGGCGGTCTCCTTATCGGCGATCCGATCAGCCGGAACCACAGCCTGCGCCTCAGCAAGCTGTTGCTTCAGCTCGTCCATGTTCTTCTGCAGCCTGGCCTTGTCGGTCTTCAGCTCTTCCGTCATGTCAGCCGCAATGCTGTATGCCTGCTGGTGTGCCCGGCGATCCACTTCTTCATCTGCCATATCGGCAAAAAGCTTTCTGGCCTGTCGGGTCACTTCCTCTTTGTCCACCACCGCCGTGATGGGTTGTTTTTTCAAAGCGTCTTCGGCATTTTTTGCTCGCTCTTCGGCCCTGTCGCGTTCAGCTTCGGCTTTCTGGCGCTGGAGGTTGGCCACAATGCGGCTCTCGTATACATCGTGGTAGCTCTGCTGGAGCTTTGCGTTCTGTTTTTTTAGGCCGTCAATATCGGCAATGTAGACACCCTGCTGATCCAGCAGCGTTGCCCGCATGGCAGCGGCTTCCTCGTACTTTTCGTGGTACTCGTGTGCAGCTTTCCGCGCCTCTTCCTCGCGGGTTTCGGCAGCATCGGCGCGTTCTTTCTCGGCTTTGATCTGGGCCAAAAGGGCCTGCACACGCTGGCTGTCACCACCAGCGGCCACGACCTGCTCGGCGCAGCCACTGCGGGCGATCAGGTTCAGGTCTTTGCGGGTCAGCTCGGGGAGCTGTTTTAATTCGTCAACTGTTGACGAATTAAAAGCCTCACCATTCTGAACCATTTTGGTCACACTGCCATGGCTCAAGCCCTTGCTCTCGTACCACTTTGTCCATGTGCCGCCGCCATACCGCCCGGCTTTGGCCGTCAGAGCATGGATGCGGGCCAGATAGATGCAAGAGATGAGGTATTCGTCTTGAGCTGCTCCATAGTGAAGATCAAACTGCTGGTCGGCCTCGGCGGCCTGCCCGGACAGCTCCCCCAAGGGAGAGAAGTCAAAGCTGGGGGCCGAAGGAGTCGGCACAGAAGAACCGTCCACCGATGCGACGGGGGCCGACTCGCAGTTCTGCAGGGATGTCGCGGGGGTCGATGCGTTTGCATCCGCCCCGCTCTTCGAGATGGTCGGCGTTACCGCCGTGGCAGAGGCAGTCATCACAGCAGGGGTGTCTGTAGTCGCAGCAGCTTCCATATTCGGGGCAGATACACATGAGAGAATCTCCTTTGCTTTTTTGATGTCGGCAAGAATCTTTTCCATTTCCTGCTGCGGTGTCATGTCCTTGCGGCTTCCATCCGGATTGAAAAACTGGCCAAACAGCTCTCTTTTTGCGGCAACACCTTTCAGATTCTGAGTGCATGTGATTGTCAGGCAATAGCGCCCGTCAGACCCATAGTCCGATGCACGAATATCTTTGGAGAATGAGCCGAAAATCTCTCTGTCTGGATAAGTGTCTTTGATCCATGCGGAGACCTGAGACAGAAAGTCGAAGTCCAGACTATGCACTCGACAGGTGCATTTATCCTTGATAGAGCCAGCGAACTCTGACGTATAAGTGAGGGTCTTGCTCATCCGGCACTCGTAGCCCCGAGTCTCCCGGCTGACAGTTCTAGCACTTTCATCCCATTGAAAGTCTCCGTATGGCATGGCATAGGGGCATCCCCAGCACTCATGGCCGGGTGCGTAACCAGATAGGCGGTTTCCAGTGGTACTGGCATCGGTGGATTTCTTCACTCGCCGTCCGCATTTGCAGATATAGGTGGTCACACTTTCACCTCCGTGCCCTTCAGGCTGCCCAGCAGCTCCTTCCGTCTGGTGATCCGGTCAAGCCGGGTGCGGCCCAGCCCCCACAGCTCATGTAAGGCGATCTGCCCGCACCAGCAGGTCAGCTGCACCACGCTGTCCTGGGTCAGGTCCATCTCCGCCGAAAGGCTCATCTTTGTTTTCATGGTAACTTCTCCGTTCTTCATATTCCCCGCACGCCCGGTTCCGGCCTGCACAGCTCAGGCACCGGCTCCGGGTGATCTCAAACACATGTACACACTGGGTGCCGTCCATCTCACGGCTCCCCGGTCTCGGCCATCATGGCGGTCAGGTCGCCCAGCATCCCGCTCACCGTACGGGAAAGAACGTTGATTGCATCCTCCTGCAGGTCGCCGGGCAGGGCCCGCACCGCAAAGCCCGCGTTCACCATCTCGTCCTTCAACCGGGTGTTGATCCGGCTCACCTCGGCCCAGAGCTTTGCCTCGTCCGGGGTCATCTTCCGCCGCCCGGGCCGCACAACGCCCTTGATCATGGCCGTCAGCTCGTGGAACTCCTCGTCGGTCAGGCTCCTGTCGTTCCCGGCCTCGGCAATAGCCCGCGCCCGGTCACTCGGTGTCCCGGTAATCAAAATGTTCTTGTACTCTTCCAGCGTCATTTCTGTTTCCCCGCATTCATACCGTTCAGCGCGGCAATAAATTTTGCTTCTTTGCCGCTGTACCCTTCGGTCACCTTAAAGCCTTCCGTATCCATCAGCAGGTCTTTGATCAGCCTTGCCGCTTCATCGGCAAATTCCTGGCTGGCAGAAATCGGGCCGCACAATTTCCGGGCCGTTCCCACAAAACACCGGGCAGCGCACATCAGTACTTCTTCCAGTTCCTCGTGCTCAGCTTCCATAGCCAGCATCATCTGACCCTTGACCGTCTTTTTAATTTCAATCCGTACCACGATTACCCCACCTTTCTGCCGCAGACGGCTTTCTTCACCGTGTTCTCCGGTACCTTGTGGATCTTCTGCGGCTCCTTCCGCTGCTCTGCCACCAGGCCCAGCCCGGCCAGCGCCAGGGCTGCACATCCCAGCACGATGGCCAGCAGCGTGTAGCCCAGCATTTCCCAGCCGTTGGCCGCGTTCTCAATGGCCCCGCCGCACCCTGCGGCAGCTAGTCCCAGCACAATGGCACCGGCGCTCAGCACGCTGCCCGTGATCTTCTTTTTCATTTGCAAATCCTCCCACTCTGTGTTAAACTTCTGGTGATGGGCAGTCAAAAACCATCACCCTGGTTGGCTCGTCGGTGTTCCCGCACCGGCGGGCCTTTTTGCTTTTCTCGCATCTCTGGCCGCCTTCCACTCTTGAAACGCAGTCTCATTCTCCGGTTTTGAGTAAAAGTCCTGTGCGATGTGCAGCAATTCAATAATTTGCCAGTGCTCAAAGGGCAGTTTCTGCTTTCGGCCCATGGCAGCACCTCACAGCCACTCGGCGCAAATGGTGTCCACCACAGGCTTTGCAAAGCCGATCAGCTCATCGCCGCGCTTTGCGGCCACGACTGCCGGGCCCACCAGCTCTGCCGCCGTCATCTCACTGGCGCGCTGGTTCGTCAGGGGGCGCTCCTTCATCAGCCCTTCCTCGTTCACCAGCAGCAGAATGCCGTCCACGTTCTTCTCCCGCGCCCACTCGGCGCTCAGAACGCTGTTTACCGGCTCGATCGGCCCGCCCACCAGCTTCTGCAGGGTCTCCAGCTTCATGCTGTCACCATCATCACACTTCATGTTGAATGCCCGGTTCTTCGCCGGGATCACGATCATATAACGGTCCATGGTCTTCTCCTTTCTCAGCCAGCCTGTGCCGCTTCTTCCACGCTCACCAGATCAAAACAGGATTTCAGTTCCCGCAGAACCTTCCGCTGGGTACACTCGTCTACTCCGGCGTTCTGCATTGCCATCCGGCAGTAGCCTAGGCAGGCGGCATTGCTCCACGGGCCGTTGATATCCTGAATGCACGCCATTATTTCTTCGTACTTCATAATTTCTCCTTCTGCCCCGGCTCCCCGCCGGGGCTTTTTCATGCGCTTTTCTTCGGGTCGGTGGGGTCAAGCTGCTGGCCCGTTAGAATCTTTTTGAGATACCAACGAAGCAAAAAATATCTCGTTCACTTCTTCGGCAGTCAAACCGTAATGCTCCTGAATGGCTGCAATCTCATTCTGTCGAAACTGTGCTCCACGG